TTCCAGCCCCAGAACATGCCACGCCCTGACATGAAGCAGGACCAGATCGACGAGGGCATCGAGGCGCTCAAGGCCAATTGCGCCGACCTGTTCTTCTCCAACACCATGCGCCTGACGGCCAACACCGTGCGCGGCTGCATCGTGGCGCCGCCTGGCAAGAAGCTGGTGATCTCCGACCTCTCCAACATCGAGGGCCGGGGGCTTGCGTCCCTGGCCGGTGAGCGTTGGAAGCTCAAAGCCTTCGCCGAGTTCGACGCAGGCACCGGCGAGGATCTCTACAAGGTGGCCTACGGTCGCTCGTTCAACATCGACCCCAAGGAGGCCACCGGGCAGAAGCGCCAGATCGGCAAGGTCATGGAGCTGGGCCTCGGGTACGAGGGCGGCGTCGCGGCGTTCTTAACCTTCGCTGCCGTCTACAACATGGACCTCGACGCGCTCGCCCAGGCTGTCTACGCCACCGCCAGCGGCGAGGCCATGACCAACGCGCTGGGCATGTGGAAGTGGGCCAAGAGCAAGAAGCGCACGCTCGGCCTGCCCGAGAACGTCTACGTGGCCTGCGAGATCCTGAAGCGCGCCTGGCGCGATGCGCACCCGCAGACCTGTGCACTGTGGAAGGCCGCAGGCGACAGCGTGCGCGCGGCGATCGCCAACCCCGGCGAGACCTTCCCGATCGGTGAGCACCTCAAGGCCCGGCGCGACGGTGCCTGGCTGCGCATCCGCCTGCCGAGTGGCCGCTACCTCTGCTACATCAACCCCAAGGTCGATGACGACGGGCAGATCAGCTACTTCGGCGTCAACCAGTACACCCGCCAGTGGGGGCCCATCAAGACCTACGGCGGCAAGCTGATCGAGAACGCCACCCAGGCCTTCGCCCGCGACATCCTGGGCAGCACCATGCCGGCCGTCGAGCGCGCCGGCTACGAGATCGTGCTCTCTGTGCACGACGAGCTGCTGACCGAGACACCCGACACAGACGAGTTCAACGTCGCCGAGCTCAGCACAATGATGTCCACCGCCCCGACCTGGGCCGCCGGCATCCCGCTCGCTGCTGCGGGGTTTGAAACGTACAGGTACCGGAAAGATTAACCCTACGTTACAGTGGGGCTTTAGCATGTGCTACATTATCTACATCAACAACCAACCGGAGTAAGCAAATGAAGTACATCGTAGTCGACCGCCGCACCCAAGCAATCGTCGGAACCTACTCCACCCTAAAGCGGGCACACGCTGCCGCTGACCGCAAGGACCTGGAGTACGGCGCGATCCGTTACTGCGTTCGCCGCGTCGAAGCCTAATTCCCCTCAACCACCGAAAGCAACTTGTGAATCGTAAACCTTCCTTCCTTGACTGCCCTCCTCGCTACACCCGCACGCCCCGCCTCGACCAGTCCATGGCCGAGTACGCCGAGGCGATGCACAAAGCCGACAAGGAAAACTTCTTCGGCTTGGGCGACGCCGTCATGGCCGTTGTCATCGTCGCTGTGCTCTGGCTCATCACCTCCGTGGTGCTGGCATGAGAGAGCGCGACGTCGAGGCCTACCTCGTTAAACGTGTGCGCGACCTCGGCGGCGAGTGCCGCAAAGTGCAGTGGATCGGCCGTGTCGGTGCACCCGACCGGCTGGTGATGCTGCCCCCTGAAGCCTACGTCGACGACGCACACTGCTGCATCTGGGTTGAGCTCAAAGCCCCTGGCGAGAAGGCCAGGCCCAGCCAGGTGCGCGAGCACGAGCGCATGCGCGCCATGGGCCAGCGCGTGGTGGTCATCGACAGCATCGACGGCGTCGAGGAGCTGCTGGCATGACCACCTGGCCCTTCCCCACCGAGCTGCCGCCAGCGCAGCCGGCCAAGCCGATCCCCTTCAACCCCGCCAACTACGACGACGCCCCATGGTAAAGACACCACCCGCCAACAAGGGCAAGCAGATCATAAAGGTCGGCGCCCTCTCTTACGCCCAGCTGATCAAGTTCATGCTCGAGGGCGTCTACAGCTGCGAGGAGCTCGCCGAGCATACCGGCCTGCACTACGTCACCGTCCTGCACTACACCCGCGAACTGCACAAGGCCGGCGCCTGCTACATCTCGAGCTGGGGGCAGGACACCCGCGGGCGCGACGCCATCAAAATCTACAGCCTCGGCATCGGCTGGGATGTGCCCCGCCAGGAGCGCATGACGGTCGCCGAACGCACCCGCCGCTACCGGGCCAAGCTCAAATCCGGCCAGCTGGCCCAGGTCATGGGCGGCCAAGGTCAGTTTGTGCAGTCCGCCAACGGGCGCATTCGCTTCGAGGCGGCAGCATGAGCCGGTCCAAGCACCACGAAATCCGCGTTTTGTTGCGGGCCATGGACGACGGCATGACCGCCGCCCAGATCAGCATCACGCTGAATATCGCGCAAGACAGCGTGCGTCAGTCGCTTGCCAACATGCCCGACGTCTACATCGACCGCTGGGTCAAACCCACCCGCGGCCCCTACTCTGCAGTCTGGTGCGCCGTGTCGGTGCCTGAGCACTGCCCACGCCCGGCCGACGATGCGTAAGCCCTTCACCCCCCGCGCCTACCAGGGGATCGGCCTGGCGCACTTGGCCAACGTCGAGCGCGGCGCGCTGTTCGCCGGCATGGGCACCGGCAAGACGGTCACCACCCTGACCTTCCTCGACCACCTGCACAACGTCGCGGGCGAGGACCGCCCGACCCTGGTGCTGGCGCCACTGCGGGTGGCCACCACCACCTGGCCCGAGGAGGCCCGCAAGTGGCAGCACCTGTCGGGCCTCGAGGTGGTGCCGATGGTGGGTGGCAAAGACGAGCGCGAGCGTGCCCTCAAGCGCGACGCGCCGGTCTACGTGACCAACTACGACAACCTGCTGTGGCTTCGCATGCGGTGCGAGGAGACCGGCCTGGCCTGGCCCTTCGCCACCGTGGTGGCCGACGAGTCGACCCGGCTCAAGAACTTCAGGCTGCGCCAGGGCGGCGTGCGCGCCCAAGCGCTGGGCAAGGTGGCGCACACGGGCGTCAAGCGCTGGATCAACCTGACCGGCACACCGGCCAGCAACGGCCTTGAGGACCTGTGGGGGCAGACCTGGTTTCTGGATGCAGGCCAGCGCCTGGGGCGCACCTTCAGCGCCTTTCAGAACCGCTGGTTCCGCCCGGTCAAGCAGGGCCAGTTCCACCAGTGGCGCCCGGCGGAGTACGCGCAGGCCGAGATCCAGGAGCGCCTGGCTGACATCTGTCTGACGATTGACCCGAAGGACTGGTTCGACCTGAAGGACCCGATCGTCAACGTGATCGAGGTCGATATGCCAGCCAGCGCTCGCAGCAAGTACCGGGAACTCGAGCGCGAGCTGTTCACTATGATCGAGGCCAACGAGGTCGAGGTCACCAACGCGGCGGCGAAGTCGATCAAGCTGCTGCAGCTGGCCAACGGCGCGGTGTACCTCGACCCCGCAAGGTACGGTCCTGATGTTTGGATTGAGGTGCACGATGCAAAAATTGAAGCTCTGGCGTCCGTGGTGGAAGAGGCTATGGGGGCGCCCATTCTGGTGGCCTACCATTTCAAGTCGGATCTCGCCCGCCTACAGCGAGCATTCCCTGAAGGTCGCCACCTGGACGCTGATCCTCAGACGATCGTGGACTGGAACGCTGGACGGATCCCGCTCCTATTCGCTCACCCTGCGTCGGCGGGGCACGGTCTCAACCTTCAGGACGGGGGCAACATCATCTGCTACTTCGGCCAGTGGTGGGACCTCGAGCAGCACGACCAGATCCTCGAGCGGATCGGGCCGGTGAGGCAACTGCAAGCCGGGCACGAGCGCCCGGTGTTTGTGCACTACATCGTGGCGCGCGGCACGATCGACGAGCTGGTAATGGCTCGCCGAGAATCAAAGCGCGAAGTGCAGGACCTCCTGCTTGATTATTTGAAAGGTAAAAGATGACGACCATTTGTAAATCGTGCGGCAAGATCGAAGGCCACTGGCCGAACTGCGCCATCCTCGTGAACCCGCCGCTCGCCATCCCCGCCAAGGCGCCGGCGCCCACCACGCCTTTGGCTAAGCAGGTCGACGGCAGCCACTACAAGGACCTGAAAATCCAGCCGCTCGAATACATCCACGCCAACGGCATCCCCTTCGCTGAAGGGTGCGTGATCAAGTACGTGAGCCGCTGGCGCAACAAGGGCGGCATCAAGGACCTCGAGAAGGCCAAGCACTTCCTCGAACTGCTGATCGAGCTGGAGACGCGAGCATGAGCGACAACCTCGACATCGCCAGCGACCGCGAGGAGCTCGCCCGCAACATGGCGATCAACCTCAAACGCCCCGCCGGACCCGTCGCCACTGGGCGCTGCCTGCACTGCGATGAGATCGTGGGCGACACCCAGCGCTGGTGCGATGCGGACTGCCGCGATGCCTGGCAGCGGAGCGCCGCGCGCCGGCCAAGTTACTGATCAAGCAACAACCACCCCTTTGAAAGAATCGTGATTATGCGAACCCTCCTCCCCATCGCCGCCTACGTTGGCGCCATCACCGCCGCCAACCTGAGCGTGGCCGCCTTCGGTCCCTGGGTCTCGCCCATCAATGCGTTCCTGCTGATTGGTCTGGACCTGTCACTGCGCGACCACCTGCACGAGCATTGGCGCGGCCCCCAGTTCGTGCCGCGGATGCTGGCGCTGATCGCTGCAGCGGGCGCGATCTCGTACCTGCTGAACCCGGCGGCCGGCAAGATCGCGCTGGCCTCGATGGTGGCCTTCACGGTCGCCGCACTGGTCGACGCCACCGTCTACCAGGCGCTGATCAAGCGTGGTTACCTGACCCGGTCCAACGGCAGCAATGCCGCCGGCGCGCTGGCCGACAGTTTCATCTTCCCGACCCTTGCCTTCGGGGGGTTCCTGCCGCACATCGTCGCGCTGCAGTTCGCGGCCAAGGTCGCGGGGGGTGCGCTCTGGGCGTTGGCTCTTCGCCGCTTCGCCAAATGATCCACTACCACGGCACCCCGATCAGTGGGCCCCGCCAGGACGTGGCGCGGTTCCTGATGGGCCGCCATGCCCTGGTGCCGTTCCCGCGCCGGGATGACATGGGCGTCGTAGCCGAGGTCTGTCAGTCGTTCGTGTTCGACAACGGCGCCTTCAGCGTCTGGAAGCGGGGAGCTGTGCTCGATGTCCAGGGCTTCACCGACTGGTGCCAGGACTGGTACCGCCACCCCTGCTTCGACTGGGCTCTGATCCCCGACTCCATTGAGGGCAGCGCCGCAGACAACGATGCGCTGCTTGCCGACTGGCCAGTTCATATCCGAGGCGTGCCGATCTACCACCTGCACGAGCCCCTCGAGCGCGCAGAGCGCCTGGCCAACACTTACTCGGTGGTTGCTCTGGGCTCCTCTGGCGAGTGGCCCACGCCGGGCGCTGCCGCCTGGTGGGTGCGGATGCACCAGGTGCTGTCTGTCATGTGCGACGCCCTGGGTCGCCCGCTCTGCCGCCTGCATGGGTTGCGCATGTTGGACCCCAGGATATTCAGCAAGCTGCCACTGGCCAGCGCGGACTCAACCAACGCCGCGGTGAACTGCAACGGCGCCAGATGGGAAGGCCCTTACATGCCAGCCACCGCCTGGCAGCGTGCAGCAGTGATCGCCGAGAGGGTCGAGGCGCACAACAGCGCAGCGATCTGGACTGATGCGGCTCTTGCGTAAACCAAGGCACTTGGTGCATCCTGCACACAGTCCTAGCACCTGCTAGAACGTAAAAAAGCACGATGTCCCCCTAGTGCTTTGGTGGCTTTACAGATTTGTAAGGTCACAATATACATTATGCGTCCCGGAACGGGGGTTGACGGTTGAGCATTTGCTAAAGGATACTGTCGCACATGCTTGAGATTAACGCCCGCCCCGGTCGCCACCTGCGCCAACTCATCGAGCTGATCGGCGAGCCGCGGCTGCTGCGCGAGCTCGACATCCACCGCACCACGCTGCGCCGCTGGCTGAAGGAGGAGATCAAGATCCCCGGCCACCAGCACCAGGTCATCCGCCTGCTGCTGGGGGATCTGCCCGGGACGTGCGGCCAGTGGACCGGCTGGCGCTTTGACCAGGGGCTGCTGATCGCCCCCGGCGGCGATCGCTACCGGCCCGGCGATGTGCTCTCGCTCATCATCCTGCGCCAGCAGTTGACCGCCCAGCGCCGCGAGCTCGAGGCGCTGCGCGTCAAGCTCGCCATCAGTGAGGAAGCCGTCGAGCGGCTGGCGCCGGCGGCGAATGAGTCCAGGGCCTGGGGTTGAGTGCGGCCCGCCAGGGCCTAGGACCCGAACACGATCGCCTTGACCTCGCTGGCGTCGGTGAGCACCCCGGCCACGTAGACGAACACGTCGACCGTGGTGGTGCCCACGTTGCTCACCCGCACGTGCGTGCCGCTGGTGGCCAGGTTGCACGAGGCCACCGCCGCGCAGTCGACGCTCGAGAGCGCATTGGTCAGGGTCAGCCGGTAGCTGCCCGCTGCGGTGCGCTCGACGCTGGTCACGTTGTGCCCGGCGGTCGGGGGGTTGGTGCCCGTCGTGGTGCCGTTCCACACCGCCCAGGCCTTGGCGTTGGTGGCACTGGTGGGCGCCATCGGGGCCGCCGCCAGCGAGAGCAGCGGAATGTCGCGGCCGGTGACCGTGCCGATCCCGCCCGCACGACCGTCGACGATAAAGTTGGTGGCCCCGCCTCGGTGGCAGCCGATCATGGTCAGCGACCCCGTGAACGTGGCTGCAATCTGCACCAGCGTGGTCACGGTGCTGGCCCCCGTCACGCCGATCAGCACATGGTGGCCCACGCCGTCCAAGTAGATGCCAGTGGTGGTGGTCTCAAAGTGCACGTTCTGGCAGTGCAGGCTGTCGTTGACGATGTCGATGCCGCGCGCCAGGGGCGTGGCCACGTCACCGCCGGTGATCGAGGTGTCGCGCACCTTGACCAGGAAGTTGCCGGTCAGGCTGATCTGGTTCACCTTGATGCCGCTGGTGGCCGATGCGGTGGCGCTGCCGAAGAACTCGCACTGCGCGATCTCGACCAGGCTCGCACCGCCGTAGCCGTTCTGCAGCAGCAGGCCGTGCGTGCGGAAGTTGTAGACCAGCACGTCGCGCAGGCCCCCGCCTTCCTGCCAGGCGTCACTGCGAATGCAGCCCAAGCCCGCCACGTTGTTGGCATCCACCGTCAGGCGCTCGAGGCTGTTGTCGAACATGCTCAGGATGCCGTTGGTCACGGTCAGCATGTAGGGCCCTGCGTGCGCGGCGGTGGCGCGCAGGATGCTGCCGCGCTTGTTGATGCCCTGCACCCGCACCCGGTTGGGGACGTTCTGGCTGGAGGCGAGTGCCGTGACCCCGTGGGGGATCTCGATGAAGTTGCCCAGCGCCCCGGCCACCAGCACGCTGGCCTCGGTCAGTGCGCTCGCAAACACCGTGGTGTCATCCGTCCCGCCCGAGGGGACGGTGATCAGGTCGGCCAGTTTTATTTGGTTCTCGCGGGCATTGCTCATAATCTCCCTTTCAGGGCGTCGGCAACGCCCGGCACAATCTTCTCAACGCTGCGGCCGATGACGTAGCCGCCTAAGCCCAGCTCCACGATCGACCACAGCTTCAGGTACTCGGCCTCGGAGAGGTTCGGCGCCGCCCACCCAAACCAGCGCGCCACAATGAGCGCACCGAAGGTCAGCATCAGGATCGGGCGCCAGGAGGACGCCAGCCAGTTCTCGCTGGCCGCTTCGGTCTTGACGATGTCGGCACGCGCCGTGAACTCGGCGAGCTCGCCCTTCTGCGCGAGATCCAGCAGCGCGAGCTTGGCCTGGTCGCGCTGTGTCGGGTCCGGCCACAGTCGGTCGATAAGCTTGCCGCCCACGTCGAGTGCCGCGGTGATCGGGTCTACTGCCATGTGCCGTCCTTCATTTGCTTGGCCAGCCGCCGCGCGCGCTCGGGCGTTTGCGTGGCCCATTTGCTCTGCGCCATCAGCAACGCGGCGTCGGTGTACGCCCCCTGCTCCACCGCCGCCAGCGTCTGCTTAAAGGCCAGCAGCCCCGCGGTGCCAAGCTGGAAGGCCATGTTCAGCAGCACCCCCTGGCGCGCCCCGTCCAGGCGCTCGAACCACGGCAGCGCGCGGGTCAAGGCGTCGACGCGGTCGCGGATGTCGTTGCTCAGCAGGTAGTCGATCTCGTCGGGGCGCAGGCCCCCGCCCTTGCGGGCGTCGATCAGGCGGCCCACGCCGATGGTGAGGTAGCCCAGGTGGTCGTTGTAGGCCGACGGGCGCACGCCCTCGTCACGGCGCAGCTGGGTGGTGAGCTCGCTCAGCATCACTTAAACCCGTGGTTCTTGAGGAAGTCGAGAAAGATAAAGCCCAGGCCGACGATCGCGGACCAGACCAGACCGGCCAGGCTCTTCTCGATGATCGCCTGGCGCAGCTTGATCGACTGCTCTTGCTTGATGATCGCCAGGCGCACCCACTGTTGCTCGTCGGTGGTGAGGCAGTGGGGCGTGGGCTGCTTGCCAACGTGGCCGACGACGGCCTCCACAATGGCGGAGATTAGCTGCTCGTCGTGAGCTCGCCTGCGCTCGGATACCGGGATGGAGTCGGTCATGGTCGGTGGGTGAAAATGCGTTGCCGCATGGTAGACGGCAGGGCTCACGACACGGACACCGCCCCAAAGAAAAAGCCCGCTCGGGGCGGGCTTTAGATCTCGGCGGCGCGAGCCTCAATCTCGTAGGGGTTTTGCCGGTACCCATGACGTATCAGCCAATAGCTGTACTTGATCAGGTAGATCAGCTTGCCGTCGCGCTGCATCTGCTCCAGGTGCTTGCGTTCGTGCCGGATTAGGCCTTGGTGCATCTCGTAGCCGGGGGCAAGGTAGATGCTGCCCCAGAAGCTCGTCCAGCCATGGAAGCCGCAGAGGCGCATATACGCGAGGATTAGGCCGGTGGCGGTGTGGGTCATGTTAGTTAATGCTGCGGCACTTCTCGCGCCAAGCACCGCTTATGTAAACCATTGTCAACGTATCAAATGAAGAGCCAACAAAGTTTAAAGCCCCTGCCGTGTAAAAGTTGGAATTTAGCAAGGTGGTGTTGCCGTTGGTGAAATAGCAGAGCAATTCTTGGCCTTCCGTGCCACCGCTAAAATTAGAGACCGTTGTTGCACCGCTGGCGCTAAGAGTCAGCACATCCAAGCCGCCCACCGGAATAGTAATCGTGCTGCCGCTGCTGGTGTAGGCGCGGTTGGCGTTTTTGCCATTGGTGCGGTTGTAAATTAGATTGTTGTTGGTAGTTGTATCTTCGCCACCAACAAACTCCAGCTCTGCGGTTGTCGCCGTTATTTTGTTGTTCAGAACCCGAACACGGGTTGAACCTGTCTGCAATGCAGAAGCTATTTGAACCCCATAGCCAGCCGAATTGATCGTGTTTCTTACGATCTCC